AAATCATAAAGTATCGGACTGGCTAGCGTGATGGTTCCCGCCGCTGTCGCGGTTGCCGTTATGCTTTGAACTTTGACAAGCTGATACCTCATGTTCGGGTTTTCACTTTCAATCATGAGATAATCGCCAGCGACCACGATCTGATTTCCGACGATGTTTCGGAAGACATTCGCAGCTACATTCAGAACGGTGTCACCAGCGAAGACCGGCTGCTTTAAATATGTCGCATAAGCCTTTGAGCTGTCCGCTGCGAACATCGTGCTATAACCGCGATCAAGATGGCTTTGAAGCGTGATCAGGTCAGCCGCCTTGTCTTCTCCGTCAATCATTCGATCGCGCTGAATTCTGACGATTTCGCTGATTCTTGAGACAGTTCTATAACGGCGGCCGGTATAGCTGACGCCGTCTTGCGCGTCGATTTCGTAATCACTGAAAAGCTCGGCCAGCGGTTCACCTAGATCGATTGTGCTGAGATAAGGCGTTTGGCTTGGCTTCGGATAAAAGTAGAATTTAGCGTTTCCCATATCACCGCCCAAATAAAGATGACTTGCCGACCCCGAATTGACCGAAGCGGGTTTCGAGCTTGCGCACTAGTTCATCGATAGCTCTGTTTTCCACGACTGCGCTATTGATGACGATGTTGATTCCACCACCGCCGCCGGCTTGATTCATCATGCGCTGTTCAGCTTGACCCGCTCGCCCACTGGCGGGCAGAACTGTTTCACCCTCATGAAGCATAGCCAGACCGCGCTTTCCACGCGTGAAGCGTGCGCCGCTTTGCGCTGACATTATGCCGCCAGATAAATAAAACTGAGATGATTCACCCAGATTTTCAAAGAAGGTTCTTCTTCTTTCTCGTCTTTGCTGTCGTCGTTCTTGTCGGCCTTCGCGGGTGAATATATCACGAAAGAATTCTTTGATGTTCTCCCAAAGTCTCTTGAAGGCCTCGCCGAAAGCGTCAGCGATTATAAAGGGCAATTTTAAAAGTGTTTCACCGATTCCACGAATTAAAGCAACAACGAATCTAGGCAAGACCTGAATCAAAACACGAGGCAACATCTTCAGACCGTTTTCAAATGCTTTGACAAAGTTATTAAAATCTTGCTGTATTTCTTTAGGTGACTTTTCACCAAGTCTAGCAATGCCTGTTATCGCTCCGGTGATGACTTCAGATAATCCCATCGTAACACCAGACAAAGCCGATCCAAGCTCGTTTAAAAACCCCGCTGGGCCACTGACACCGGCCAAGATTGCATTCGTGATCGAACCGGCGACAGCGATCTTAAAAGTCTTTTCCATCAAAGCGGGCAAATCTTTCAGGCTTGAATCGAGATCTTCGAGATCGATGCTGATTGAATCTAATTGATTGATAAGCTCGTCTATACCGTTAACGAAGTTTGTAAAATCCGGTGCAGCTGCTGAGACAGCACCACCGCCACCACCACCGCCGCCGCCGCCGGTTACTTGAAAAGGCGTGAAGCCACCACCGATCAAGCCTTGAAGCTGGTTCTCAAATTCTTTTGCGTCTTTCTGTGCCTTGTTTATTGCTCCTGAAACTGCATTGAAAAATCCGGCAAACTTCTTATCCATTCCGGTCAGATGTGCGATCGGCTTGGCTAGGTCAAACAAAGTCAAGCTAAGATTTCCGAAGATCGGAATCATGCCAATGAGAGCGCGGGCGACTTTCGGAAAGATCGACAGCAAGCCTTCAAAGATCATTGACATCGTGTTCAAAGCGGCTGTGAATACTAGCGAAATCGTGTCAGACAGGCTGATAATGATACTTTGAATAAAGGCCAATTGAGCGCCGAACTTGATCAGCATTTGCGTGATCGCTGGGCCAAATGTTTCAATAAAGGTTGACTTCAGACCTTTGGCGACCGTATCCAAACCAGCCATTACGACCTGAAAATCGGCCGCTGCGTCACTGGCTTTCGGGCCGGTTCGAACGCCGAACTTCTCTGTAAATGCGACAAATTGCGCTAGACCTTGAGATTGACCAAGCGCTTGAAGAAGCTGACTAGCTGAACGGCCAAAAACATCGAAGGCCATTTTAGCGCGCGTGGTCTGATCATCGATGGCTTGAAGCCTTGTCAAAGTCTCAAGAAATACATCATTCGCGGGTCGTAAAGATCCGTCAGCGTTCTTGATTTCAACGCCGAGCTTTTTAAAGGCTTGCGCTGTTCGGCTTGATTCTTCTTCAGCCATCGACAGAACCGCCGGAAATTTGCTTAGAATGCTCGTAGCTTGGCTTGCGTCTTGACCGCTGGCTTGAAGCGCAAATTGCAAGCCCTTGATCGTATCAGCGGCGATCGCTGAACGGTTTGAAAGATCGTTTATATCGTTGATCAAATCAGCGCTTTCTTGCCCGAACTGAACCGCAGCTTTTGCGGCGTCAATCAAAGCACCAGCGACGGCGATCATTCCAGTCGCCAGAACGCCGGCGGCGGTGACCACAGAAGCCATTGAACCGGCGGCGGCTAATAGACTTTTTTGCGCACCGGCGGCGGCTTTCGCTGTATCGCCAAGCCCTTTTTGAGCTTTTCCGGTTTGGACTTTTAAAATATAATCAACGGTCGTCGCCATATCACACCATGTCGATCATTTCCATGACAGAAATAACCGGAAAAATCATATCATCTTTTTTTCGTTTATTCATTGCTTCTTGCGCTCGCTCCGAGCGGGCGATGATGCAACGAACACACATGAAAAGCTCTTGCCACGAAAGAGCAAGAACTTCGCTGGGCAACTTGCCATAGCTGCGCGCGATGATGTCGACGATGTTGATAAATTCTTTGTCACCCTCGAAAGTTTTCCGCCGAATCGGCGGCCTCCTTTACTGAGATCATCGCCTTTTCAAAGATGGCGTTCTTGTCTTCTTGCGAAATCATGCCGACCCAGAGAACATTCTTTGCGGGATTTTGCTGTGCCTCGTGATGAACCAGCGTCAACTTCTCCCAGCTTGCGCCATCGTCTTGACTGGCTTTGTCAACCACTTGACACAAGACGCGGTCTTGCATTGCTCCGAAAGTCAAGATGTCTTCAGGCGTGATCTTCTCCAGCTTTTCTTCGAAGCTGATCTGCTCCGATTCTTCTGTCGACATCGTCGCTGCCATTCGGCTGATCAGCGTCTTCGAAGCTATACCGGCCGCTTGTGCCTCGATCGGTGAAAGCACGCGGCCGGATAAATGTAATTTGCCGTTGAAAGCGGTCAGATTCCATCGCGCTTTCTCGGCTATTTCGGTTAATACGGATAACATTCTTTGCTCCTTGTTTGTTTGTCATCGTTTAAATTGGGTTTGCGTTATCGTTGATCATTTCGATCTTGATGGCCTCGTTGCCGCTGGCGTCGATTGTTCCCAAGAAGGTTATGGTTCTTTCGATTCGGCCGAAGGTGGTGACGGCGTCAGAGTATTCTTCGACAACTGCGTTGTATATTGTGAAGACCATTTGATCGTTTCCTGTTCCGGTCATAGTCAGAACAACATCACCGTCAACCGCTGTCGGCGTGGTGATTTGATCGTCATAAATCTGATTGTCTTCGAGGTCGGTTGTTACTGACATTCGAACCTCTCTAACATCGCTGGTGTTCGGTTCGCTGGTCAGCTGTGATCCAAGATAATTGCGGCGTTCAATCTTGTTATCGACCACGATCTCGAAGCTACGAACTTTATATGTTGCGCTGTTCCATGTAAGATCACTTGATTGATGATGAAGAACTGACAGCGCGGTTGCTGGAAATGAAGCTGCAGTTGCGTCACTTGCTCGTGAAGCTGAATCTTGCGCAATAACCTCAGCACTGAATTGCGCTTCTTCGCCAGCGGCGCATGAAATCGTCAATGTATTGATTACGCAGCCCTTAAAATCTTCTCGGCTTGGATTGCCGCTTTGAGCTTGACCGCGAAAGAACTTGACTGAGAGGCTCGGCAAGTTTGCTGCTACGGTGAATGTGTGTGTATAGGGGCCGCTTCCTGTGCTTGCAACCGAACCGAGAGCGCCTTTTAAAATCGCACCGTTGCCAGCATAATGAAGCGGGCCGGTAATGTTTCCACCGGTAATATTAAAAGCGTCAAAGGTCGACCGAACAAAGCCGGCTGAACCCTGATTTAAATGGCTCTTGCGCGCTCTTTCGATTGTCTTCTGTAAAGAGCACGAAATCAAGCGCATATCGGTATATGAACCGCTGGCTAGTGTTCCGTATGTGCTTTCCTCAAGAACGCTGATATATGCGCTTCTTCCGAATTGAATGGCCATGTTTCACCTCTAAGATGGTAGTAAGTTTTGAACTTTAAGAAGACATCGGACTTTAAAAGTTTGCCCGTTCGTCGTGTAAATGTCAAGCCCGACCGCGTAATCTGTTCCGCTGTTGCCGGCGATGGCGCGAATGCTTGCGTATCCGTTTAAAAAATATGTATCATCTGAAGAATAACGACCGGAGCTATCGGTTCCAGAGCTGTCAAGGCTTTTCGGCTGAATGCGCTTGATTCCCTCATATGATAATCGATTGTTGAACGGGTCGATATAAGCTGCCATCAATGAACGAATGTCGAACCAAATATCGATCTTTTCGCCTTCTTCTTTTGTGAAAACGACCTCTGGCTCTGTTCGGCCGCTGTTATTCAAGCTCGGCTTGACGATTCGAACAGGTCGACCGATCCAAATGTAACCCGTCACCGGTGACGCTGGCGTGAATGGCGTTGTCGGATCTGTTCCAGCTGCGGCGTCACCGAAATACAAATAAACCAGACTGGTCGATGATTGATCATCGATGGCGACATCATCTAACTCAAGAACCAGCGTGCGATTTGCGTAGCTTGCTCCGGTCTGGCGTTGATAAGCTATTTCTGTTGAAGCGTCAGCCGAAAAGATCTTGATGTCATAAAAGTTTGATTGAATCGTGTTCCAAAAAATATCCCAGTCTGGCGAAATATTTACTTCGACATCAACGGTCGTAGCTCCGCCGCCGCCGCCGACATAAACCGGAATGCTGATCGGTATTCGATAAGTGAAAGCTGAGTCGGCCCAAGAAGCCATTAATCACCTCGATCGGTTTGTCGGGTTACTAATAATCTGATGTACGCGATTCCGACATTAGGAATGCCGTATTTATCACCATCACGAGCAAGAAACGAACAGCGAACATCGTCAACGATCCCATCAGTGAAGCCAAGAAGGCGGTTTGCGGTTATGGCTTTGATTATGTCAGAAGCCAGATTTATCGCTTGCTGTCTCCGGCTATCCACATGAACACCAGAACCAGCGCAATAACAAACAATATTAAACTCGGCGTCACCCTGATAGCGGCCAAGTGCTTGTCCATGTTCTTCGATGAAATCAATAAACTGAATGGTCGCATAAGGCACAGTCGGCGGTTCTGTTACTTCA